AGAAGGAGAAGGAGAAGGAGAAGGAAATACTTCCTCCGGAAGTAATCCCCCCCTTACCCCCCCAAGGGGGCGTGTGGATGTCCCGGAAGCCTTGATGGAGAACTGGAACGGCTTTTGTGAGATGCGCAAGAAAATCAAAAAGCCCCTTACTGATCGTGCCGCAAAGATGATCCTGAATGAGCTGGAACGGCTGGCACCGGGGGACAACCACACCAAGGGACTTATTCTCGACCAGAGCGTTAAGCGCTGCTGGCAGGATGTTTACCCGTTGAAAGGCGACAAGTCTGCTGGGCTGGCCGGTATGGCCGAGGTAAAGCAGCTTCCCAGCTATGACCTGGCGCTGGCGGAGCGGATGATGGAGGAGAATGTATGAGCGACCAAAAAAGAGCATTACGCTATAAGCGGCCTGTGGTGGGCTGCGAGAAGGAAGTGTTCAGCCTTGGCTAAGGCAGTACTTATCAGCATCAGGCCCAAGTGGTGCGAAAAGATTATCAGCGGCGAGAAAACCATTGAGGTGCGTAAAAATCGTCCGAAGTTGGAAACACCGTTCAAGGCATACATTTACTGCACTACGGGAAGACCTGACCTGAACATCCCCATTTCCCAGGAACGCCTGATGCAGGACTATTTGAACACTGGCTCGATGAAATCACTGAATTGCCCGCATGGCAACGGCAAGGTCATTGGTGAGTTCACCTGCGACCGCATCTACAACATCGACAAAGATAGTGTTGACTTTATATTTACTCCCACCCCTAACGGTTACGCTGTCTACAAAAAAGCAGCAGAGGAACGCTGTGGCCTGTGTGCTGCTATGACAGATGATGAAGTGCATAGTTATCTCGGTCACTTTCAGGGCTTCGGCTGGCATATTTCCGACCTGAAAATCTACGACACGCCGAAGGAGTTGAGCAAGTTTCCGCGCCCGTTTGAAAACTGCATAGACAAAGTGTGTGATGAATTTGGGTGTGCATCATGCGAAAATGGCGGTCATATTAAGCGCACGCCACAAAGCTGGTGCTATGTGGAGACGCTGTGGTATGAAAGCGAAGCGAGCTATCGAGATCCTTGGTCCCGAACACCGAGAGCATTATGACAGCATCGAGCAGGTAAATGAAGCCTGCCGGATGGGCTTATATGGAAGTACAAGGAGGTGATTTAGGTGAAACATTTAGGCGATATTACGAAAATAAATGGGGCAGAGATTGAACCCGTTTGGTGTATTACAGGTGGTTCACCTTGTTAGACAAGACCTTTCCATCGCAGGGAAGCGAGCAGGGCTTGCCGGTGAAAGAAGCGGACTTTTCATGGAACAGGTCAGAATCGTAAAGGAGATGAGAGAGCGTGACAGGAGAAATGGCAGAACAGGTGACATGGTCAGACCTCGGTTTCTCGTTTGGGAAAATGTACCCGGTGCATTCAGCAGCAACGGGGGAGGAGACTTCCAAGCCGTGCTGGAGGAAATTATCCACATCGCAGAGCCTACCGTTTCTGTACCTCGATTTGAGGGGAAATGGACAAAGGCAGGAGCCATTGACGGTGATGGGTGGTCTGTCGCTTGGAGAACTCATGATGCTCAATACTGGGGAGTGCCCCAACGCCGCCGTAGAATCTCGGTTGTCGCAGATTTTGGAGGACAATCCGCAGGAGAAATACTCTTTGAGCGCAAAAGCGTGTCAGGGCATCTTGCGGAGAGCGGAGCGGCGCGGGAAAGACTTGCCGGAAACGCTGAAAGCGGTGCTTCTTATGCAGTCCGAATCAGGGGGGGCTGTGACGGAGGCGGAAAAGGCGCGTTAGTTCAGACGGAGAAAAGCGGAACGCTTGGCACAGGGAACGATCAGACGATTTTCTGCCCTGCGGTGGTTGCACTGGATATGTCGCACGCCTGCGATGTCATCCGCGACTGCGGCGAGATCGTTCCGAGCTTGCAAGCCCGTATGGGAACAGGCGGAAACCAAGTGCCGCTGACATATCAAATGCAAGGGTTCGGAGATTACCGCGCCGGAGAGGTTGCAAGCAGCTGCAAGCAACGGGACTTTAAGGACGGAACAGACCTTGCCATCACAAACATGGCTGTGCGCCGCCTGACGCCGGTGGAGTGCGAACGGTTACAAGGGTTCCCAGACGGATGGACAGATATCGGAGAGTGGGTAGATGAGGAGGGCAGAACGCACAAACAGGCAGATTCTCCGAGGTACAAGGCACTTGGGAATTCTATTGCACTTCCGTTCTGGTACTGGATGTTCTGCCGAATGGCCGAACACTTTCCGGGAAAAGCGACACTTGGCAGTTTGTTTGACGGAATAGGAGGTTTCCCGCTGTGCTGGGAAAGCATCCATGGGAAAGGAACGGCAAGATGGGCAAGCGAGATCGAGAAATTCCCGATGGCTGTAACGAAGTTAAGGTTCCCGGAGGAAGCATGAAAATCATAATCCCCGAAATCCCCCCATCGCTGAACAAATACGCTGGTCGGGCAAATACCTGGGACTACCGGGCAGAAAAGCAGCGCTGGCTGCAGCTGTTTGTTGCATACTGCCCCAAGTGCAAACCAATGGGCAAGGCGGTGGTGACCATCACCTACTACTTCCCCACCCGGCACCGGCACGACCCCGACAACTACAACGGCAAGATGCTGATGGACGGGCTGGTACACCGGGGAGTAATCGCCGATGATAGCTTTGACCATGTAGAGCTGCGGCTGCGTGGGGCATATGACCCCAAAAACCCAAGGACAGAAATTGACATAGAGGAGGTACCATGATGGGACAGAAGGATGTAGAGCGGGAGAAGCCGCTTTTTGAGGGACAAAGCGCAGAGGAATTTATCAAGCGCTGGAACGCTATCACCAAAGCCATAAAAATGCGCGCAGAGATGGCCGAGCAGGAAAAGGTGGTGAGTTATGATGTCATACGATAAAGCGTCTCCTAACGCCAAAATCGGCTGTTCTAATTCAAACGGCCCGGAGTTCCTGGAACGACTGGTGCGTGAGGGCAAGACCAACAGGGAGATTGCCTTAATTCTCGATATTGATTACGGCTCTGTGGCCTCGATCTTGTATCGCTATGGAATCAAGAGAGACCCCAACCGGCCCTGTAAGAGATGCGGAGGGCCGATAGGCAGCATCAACACCCGGCAGTTGTATTGCAAGGAGTGCCAAAAGGCCATGGACAGCATCCGGGCCCGCAAAAGCAGTATGAAAAAAGCCGAGCCGAAGAAATGCGAATACTGCGGGAAGGACTATTTCGGCCAGCCGGGACAAAAGTACTGCTCAAAGCAATGCTACAAGGACGCGGCGGCATCCGGTAAGTATAAGCGTCCCAAGAATTGGATAAAGCGCCGGGATGGGAAAATCGACATCGAGATAAGGGTTTGCGGCAAAACAACAGAGCGCCGGGAGAGCGTTGACTACTACGAAGCCCGGGGGATTTGGCACCGTGGCTGGATAGGTCAGGGCTATGCCGCCTTAGTAACGGTAGACGGCCACAGGCTGGAGACCCTGCCGCAAATAAAGACATTCTTCTGATTTAGGAGGGATTCGCTATGAGGAACTGGACGGCAGCGGCAGTTACGATAATCTTAGCTGCTTTCTGCATAATGGTTCTATCGGCTATTTCGGCCGAAAGGTGGAACCATGTGGATGAAGTGGCCCAGGCGGAGATCACCGCAGAGGAACAGGAACGCCGGGAGCAGGAAGCCTACTACAAGGGTTGGCAGGACTGCAAGCAATATTACCTTGAGAATTTTGGAGGGATAAACTGATGGAACCTGTAATTAACCCGTGGGTATTTTACCTGATTGATGGTGCCGACACCTTGAAATTTGGAGCGCTTTTCTTTGGCCTTATAATCGGGTTTATTTTGCTTGGCTGCGGTGCATTGTCTATTGATGAATCGTGTAGCAAGGAAGAAGAGAAATCTGCAATAAAGAAAATGAAAACAGGAACAACTATTTGCATCATCGGAATTGTGCTTTTCTTGATCGTGCCATCTTCGGAAACGGCGATGAAGATGGCCATAGCTAAAAATGTAACATACGATGCCGTAGACGCAGCAAAAGATGTTGTTGTTCAGGTCTATAACGATATTTTGGCACTGTTCCAAAAATAAAAGGAGGGATAACATGGATGCAGTAAAGTTTGTCGAGGAGCGCAGAAGAATGTTTGCTGTGACCGGGGAGGCCCCAAAGTATACCTTATTCAACAAGGGTTCCAGCGCCGAGGATGTGGTAAAAGAAGTCGAGGGATGGTCTGCCGCCAATCCGCGCAAGACCAGGCAGAGCGTGTTTCTGGAGCAGTGGCCGGAGGCGTTCCTTTATGATGAGTACGGAATATTGCAGTTTTGTCCGAGGTATATTTCTGCTGCCTACAGAAACGATGATGGCAGGTGTAAGAACCCAGAAAAAAAGTGCATAGACTGCCGCCGCGAGTTTTGGATGCAGGAGGTAGAATGATGGCTGAATTGAAACGCTGCCCTGAGTGCGGTGGAGCTGCAACCGTTATCCATATGTACGATACCTACGATAGAGCAGACTTTGGGTGGGATGCCGGTTGTGGGAGATATAGGGCTGGTGATGGCCTCCACACAAAGGAGATGAAAGTATCTGGGCTGCCCAGCAAAGAAAAAGCAATCGAAGCATGGAACGGGATGGTTGACAATGGCTGAATACATAGACAGGGAAGCGTTTAAGAAAAGCGTGGAGGAGCGTTATTGCAAGCCGTGCAAGGCGGAGAAGAAAGACCACAACGGATGCTGGTGTCGTGCCTGTTGGGTTGACGATATGCTCGATGAGGTAGAGTGTTTCCAGCCATCTGATGTTGCCCCGGTGGTGCATGTGAGGATAAGGAGGATAAAATGAGTCTGTTTTCTGATTATGAAGCAGAATATGGGTTTGAAAGAGATTTTCCCTTTGGCGTTCCAAGTAGTACATGGAAAACGAAAGACGGTAGAAAAATTAAAGTGTCTCAAATGACAGAACAACATATTAAAAATTGTATGCGATTAGTTGGAGAAGACGATGGATGGTATGGCGTGTTTTGCAAGGAATTAAAAAGGAGGGATTGCGATGCGGCTTATTGATGGTGACGCTTTGATTGAAAAATTTAACGAAAAGACCGACATGGCAGAATGTCTTGTTGACGCAAGAACGGCAGAACGATTTGCAACTTTTTGTGCGCTTGCTGATGCGGTGGAGGAAATGCCCACCGTAGATGCAGAGGTCGTTGTGCATTGCAAGGATTGCAAGCATAGCTGGGAGGATATAGGTGGGCTGTGTTGCTCGCATGGGGTTTGCATTGACCTTACAGTGCCGGATGATTTTTATTGTGCATATGGGATAAGGAAAGAAGGTGAAGAAAGTGTCTAAATACATTGACAGGGAAGCGCTGGTAGCCGAATTTAAGCGGCTGGAGTTGGGCGAAAACAGCTTTATCGAAAGAGTATTTGCAGACGGTGTATATGCCATTATTGAACAATTCCCTGCCGCAGATGTAGCCCCGGTGGTCAGATGTAAAGACTGCAAGTACAGAGATGGCACGCCGGGGCAGCCGAATATACTTTGTGCGCAGATGCACGAGGACGATTTCTGCAGCTATGGAGAAAGGCGGGCGGAAAAGGAACCGCCGGAGGAGGGAGAAACATGATTGACTACAAGCGCATCTGCATTGACGAGCTGAAATGCCACAGCTATAAGCTCCGGTCACTGGAAAGCCTGCCGGAAGAAATCCGCCGCTACAATGAGCAGATGGACGGCATCCGGTCCGCTACCAGCGATGCTACACCAGTAAAGGGAGGTGGCTGCGGCCGGGAAGATCATTTGATTAACGCAATCTCCCGCCGGGATGCGCTCTCGGCAAACCTTGCGGTAGTCAAGTGGCAGACCTCCCAGGTTGAGAAAGGACTGGCCTGCCTGACGGAAAAGCAGCGGCGCATCCTTGAGTTGTTCTACATCCGCCGGGAATACGGCTACATACAGCGGCTTTGCCAGGAGTTCAACGAGAGCGAGCGGCAAATCTACTACGATAAGGACGAAGCCCTCCGGAGATATGCCCTTTGCCGGTATGGGTTGACCGAACTGTAAAGTTTGCAGAAACATTGCAGAAATAAGATGCATATACAGTGTATACTGATAGCGTGGTAAAACACAGACTTCCCTTGACATTCCTCCTGGTGGGGAGCCGGGCCCCTAATCCCGGCAATCTGCTCCCGTAGCTCAATGGTAGAGCGGCTGCCTCGTAAGCAGCGGATTATAGGTTCAAGCCCTATCGGGTGCTCCACCTTCATGTTTTACCTCCTTTTTACGGGGTGCCGATGCCCCGTTATCCCATCGGCAACACACAGACGGAAGCTGGGCGGAAACAGCTCGGTTTGAAAACATTCCGGTTCGCAGGTTCAAATCCTGCCGTCTGAAATTACAAAATGAAGCACAAACTACGCTGCCGAAGTTCCAGCAGGTCTCTGCGATTGCGCGCGGGGATAGCAGTTTTAGACGGCAGCACTGCAACGGAGGGCAGAACAGGCAGCTGCCGCCTGAAAGCGAGATCGCAAATGCTCGCTGTGTTGGAGATGCCGGAATGCCGACCGGCTCGTTGCGGAAATATGCAGGGCATAGTTTGAGTTCCGGTGCAACTCCGGAACCCTGCCGCGCGGAAACATTCCCGTTTGGTTTCATAGGCTAATTTAGCCGAACTTTTAGCGACGGGCTATCAAATGAACAATTCCCCCGAGTTCTTGGGCGGGTGGCGTTACTGACGCAGCCGGTGATTGTTACAAGGGGAGCCTAAAAACATATGCAGATGTGGCGGAATAGGTAGACGCTACAAATAACAGTTCGGGTGCCGTCCAGTAAAGCGGTGGAAGTCGATGCGCTGTTAGGCTATGTGGGGTGCAAATCCTCACCATCTGCGAAAAAGGAACAGGGCGGCGTAGGTGCCCCGCAAGGGGAGACCACAGCGAGCGGCGGGGACTTTCCTCGAAGCGCTAAAGCAGGGCAGGACTGCAACGCTGCGATTGAACAATCAGAGAGTACCGAAAGGCGCTCTCTTTCTTTATGCCATAAAGGAGGCGATACCTCTGGATTTGATAGTCCGAAAGGTCCCGCAGAGTGACACCATCAAGGTATATCCGGTATCGGATGTGCACCTTGGCAGTATTCTGCACGATAAAGAGGGCTGGCAAGCCTTTTGCCGCCGGGTAGAGCAGGAGGACGCTTATCTCATCCTCGGCGGCGATCTCATCAACAATAACACCCGCCATGCGGTAGGAAGCCCCTTTGAGGACTATATCCGCCCGCGGGAGCAGAAAAAGCTGATGGTGGAGATGCTGACACCCATTAAGGATAAAATCCTCTGTGCGGTTGCCGGTAACCACGAAGCCAGAACTGCCAAGGATACCGACCAGGACATTATGGGCGATATCATGTGCAAGCTGGACTTGGAGGACTACTACGCCGAGGATATAGCGTTCCTCAAGCTGGAGATCGGCAGACGCATCACCAGAGACGCTCCCATTACCAGCTACACAATGGCGATTACCCATGGTTCTGGCGGCGGCATCTATACCGGCGCAACCGTCAACCGCAATGAGCGCTTTGGCTACACCATAGAGGGTATTGACGCATTGATAGTCGGCCACACCCATAAGGGCACCATCAGTAAGCCCAAAAAGATCGTGGTGGACAGTAACAACAATGTTATCCGTACCAAGCAGCTGGTAGTGGTTAGCTGTACTGCATGGCAGCACTACGGCGGTTACGCAGCCCGGAAGATGCTGCTGCCCAGCAGCGAGAGCGACCATGAGCAGCCGCAGACGCTCCTGCTGTGCGGGAACAAGACAGGCACTAAGCGGATAACCACGGTTTGGTAACAATAATTGGTAGCCCGGCATAGTAGACACCGGGAGGGATAGGGCGGGTAATGAACATTGTATTTGATTATAATTCTCCCAGGTGGCGGAGGAAGCGCCAACAGATATTAAGGCGTGACGGATATATGTGCCAGCACTGCAAGAGGTACGGAAAGGCGGTACAGGCTACAACGGTGCATCATATCAAACACGCAGATGAGTACCCGGAGTTGGCTTACGAAGATAAAAATTTAGTAAGCCTGTGTGAGGGCTGCCATAACAAGCAGCACCCGGAAAAAGCAACAGCAGCAAGGGGCCGTTACTGATACCCCCCCTATCCGTTGCGCCTTCCGCCTGTCTATGGGGACCGGCGGGGGGAACTTTTTCCAACTCTACGGTATATTTTTGAGAAAGGGGAAGCCATGACAAAGGAAAAATGGGTTGAAACTATCGAAAAACAGATGGAAAAACTCGGTACGGCCGACCCATCTTATCAATCTGCGGTAGAAACGCTTGCAGACATACTGGAACAGCGGGATAAGACCAAGGCCGAGTTCAAAAAGTCCGGCGGCAAGTCCGTCATCGAATATACCAACAAAGGGAACGCCACAAACATGGTAAAAAACCCTCTGTTGATTCTGTGGGACGACCTCAACAAGAGCGCACTGGCATACTGGCGCGAATTGGGGCTTACTCCATCGAGTTTCCGCAAAATGACCGGCGGAGTGAAGGAAAAGGAGGAAAAGGGCGGCCTTGCCGCTGCTCTTGCCAGCCTTGAGACAGATTAAGGGTAAGAACTGGCCCGAAGTCCTTGAGTATGCCGAAAGCATCAGAGACGGGAGAAAGGTCGCTTGCAAGGAATTGCGGCAGGCTGTTGACCGTTTCTTTGCTGACCTCGATAATGACGAGTACGATTTCGCGCCGAAAGGGCCGGAGTTCTGTATTCAAATCATCGAAAAGACCCTCTGCCACCAGCAGGGGGAAAAGCTGGACGGTACACCGCTCCGGGGAAAGCCGTTCCTGTTGGAGCCGTTTCACAAATTCATCATATACAATCTTCTTGGGTTTAAGTTGAAAGGCACCGATGTGGTGCGGTTTCATGAAGCCCTTATTTTTATCCCTCGAAAGAACATCAAAACCAGTTTTGCCGCTTCCCTCGCATGGGCGCTGTCCCTGTGGTACCGGCGCAGCGGTTCCAAAACCTACATATCGGCCGCGGCTCTGATGCAGTCCCTTGAAAGCTTTAATTTTCTGGATTATAACATCCGGCTTATGGGCGAGGACGAGAAGCATGGCGGCGGTGTAAAGATCATTGACAACAACAACGAGCACTCAATGGAGGCAGAGCTTCCAGACGGCTCGTTTTTTATCCGCGCTCTGGCTGCAAACCCGGATGCGCAGGATTCTCTTAACTGCAATATTGCGATCTGCGATGAAATCCACGCTTTTACCAAGCCTAAGCAGTACAACCTTTTTAAGGAAGCCATGAAAGCCTACACCAACAAGCTGCTGATAGGTATTTCCACGGCTGGCGATAACGAACAGGGCTTCCTTGGGCAGCGGCTGCAATACTGCCGAAAGGTGCTGGATGGCACCATCAAGGACGAACAATATTTTATCTTTATGTGCTGCGCCAATCCGGATGAGGAGGGAAATATCGACTATACAAATCCCCTGGTACATGAGATGGCCAATCCGGCCTATGGCGTTTCCATCCGGCCGGAGGAAATTCTAAACGATAGCTTGCAGGCGCAGAATGACCCGCAGCAGCGGAAAGATTTCTTCGCAAAGTCTCTCAATGTCTATACCGGGGCTATCAAGTCCTATTTCAACCTCGACGAATTCCGTCGAAGCGATGAAAAATATAACTGGACGCTGGACGAGCTTTCCAAGCTCCCAATAGACTGGTACGGTGGTGCAGACCTCTCAAAAATGCACGACCTAACGGCGGCTGCGCTTTTTGGAAATTACAAAGGCGTGGATATCATCATCAGTCACGCTTGGTTCCCTGTGGTGCAGGCTCATGTTAAGGCCGACGAGGATGGTATACCGCTTTTCGGCTGGGCCGATGATGGACTTTTGACCATGTGCAACAGTCCAACCGTAAACCACGCCGATGTTGTCAACTGGTTTGTTACAATGCGAAAGCGCGGTTTCCGAATACGACAGGTGGGGCATGACCGTAAATTCTGCCGAGAGTATTTCATTGGCATGAAATCGGCTGGGTTTAACATTATCGACCAACCGCAGTATTTTTACAGGAAATCAGAAGGTTTCCGGCATATCGAGCAGAGCGCCAAAAATGGGACGCTGTACTATATGCATTCCGAAGCATATGAGTATTGTGTTGGGAATGTCTCGGCCGTCGAAAAGACAGACGACATGATCCAGTACGACAAGGTAAGACCGACAAACCGAATTGATGTGTTCGATGCCTCCGTATTCGCCACGGTGCGGTACTTGGAGGCTTTGGATAAATCTAAAGCAGGAAAGAAATGGTGGGGTGATAAATGAGCATAGCAAATTTTTTTGAGCGCTTCCGCTCTCGGGATAAGCCCCAAACGCGGAGCGCTGTATGCCTGTGTGATGGAACCGGCTGGAAAGACCTAACCTGTTCCGGCTATACAGACCTTGCGCACAACCCGGAAATCTGTGCCGCTGTGGATAGGATTGCGTCTTTAATTGGAAGTATGACAATCTATCTGATGCAAAACACCGATAGTGGAGATATCCGGGTTAAAAATGGGCTGTCTCGTGTGGTTGATATCGAGCCGAACAGTTACATGGGCCGGTCAAACTTTATCCAGTGGATCATCAAAACAATGCTGCTGGATGGCCGGGGGAACGCTGTAGTGCTCCCAAAGACCCGGAAGGGGCTGCTCCGGCGGCTTGACCCGATTCCGGCGGCGTTTGTAGCATTTGTACCGAATGGGGAACGGTATTATAGCATCGAAATATCTGGGAAACCCTATGACCCGAATGATGTGCTGCATTTTGCCATAAATCCGAGCAATTATTACCCATGGCAAGGCACTGGGTACAGCATTGCGCTGGCTGATGTGGCAAATAACCTCAAGCAAGCGGCGAAAACAGAAAATGGCTTCATGGCCAGTGAATGGAAACCATCTCTTATCGTGAAGGTGGATTCGCTGACGGACGAGTTTTCTGACCCGGAGGGGCGCGCAAAGCTCCTTGGCGATTTTGTGGCAAGCAATAAAGCCGGGGAACCTTGGCTGATTCCTGCCGAGCAATTCTCGGTGGAACAGGTAAGGCCCCTTACTCTATCTGATCTTGCGCTGGCAGACTTCGTAAAACTGGATAAAACGACGGTGGCAACCATTCTTGGCGTGCCGCCTTTTGTTTTGGGCGTTGGCGAATTCAAGCGAGACGAATGGAACAACTTTATTTCTTCCCGTATCATGCCGATTGCACAGATTTTGGAGCAGGAGTTTAGCCGAAAGCTGCTCGTATCTCCGGATTACTTTTTCCGCTTCAATGTCCGCTCCCTCTACAACTATTCCTTGGAGGAAACCATCAAAGCTGGCGCGGAAATGGTTGACCGCATGGCAATGACACGGAACGAGTGGCGCAGTTGGGTTGGGCTTACTCCGCACGAGGGAATGGATGAGCTTTTGGCCCTTGAAAACTACATTCCCGCGGACCGCCTTGGCGATCAGAAAAAACTAAACGGAGGAGGTGAGTAAATGGTAGGAGCAAGACAGGCAATCAGCCGCAGTGGCGACTTCAAAACCCGCGCTGCTGATGGAAACCTCTACATTGAGGGCTATTTCGCCACCTTTACCGGCGAATACCGGATGTGGGATAAAGCCATCGAGCGCATTGACCGAGGAGCCTTTGATGGTACCCTCGGTGATGATATTCGGGCGCTGGTTAACCATGATACCACAATCGTGCTTGGCAGAACAACAGCTGGTACACTGACCCTCCGCGTTGACGATTTGGGCCTTTGGGGGTCCATCCTCATTAATCAAGCCGATCAGGATGCCATGAACGCTTATGAGCGCGTAAAGCGCGGAGATGTTTCCCAGTGTTCTTTTGGTTTTGACATCCTTGACGAGGAAACCGAAATCCGGCCGGATGGCACAACCGTGTGGACAATCCGCAAAGTCAAACTGTATGAGGTATCGGTCGTTACCTTCCCGGCCTATGAGGACACCATGGTAGAGGCCCGGAGAAAAGACCTTGAAAAGATCAACGAGCGCAAGCTCGACCAATGGAGGGCCGAAGCCCTCAAAAAGCTAAGAAAGGAGTGCTGACATGGCACTGAAATCCATTATGATTGCCAAAAAGCTGGGACTGAAAAGAGCAGCTTTTGAGGTACTGGTAGCTAAAGACGCAGAATTTGCAACACGCTCCGCTGAAATCGAAAAAGCAATCGGCGAAGCTACCACCGATGAGGAGCAGCAGGCTGTTGAGGACGCCATGAACAAATTTACCGAGGAACAGGATGCCCACAACGCCGAAAAAGAAAAACTGTCCGCAGAAATCAAGGGCCTTGAGGAAGATTTGGAAAATGCCGAAAAGGATCCTCCCAAGGCTGAACCCAAAGCAGAAAAGAAAGACGAAAGGAATGATTTTACCATGAATACCATCAACATTCGCTCCCTCCCCATGAATGTGCGCGCCTTTGACGCTCTTCCCAAAGAGCAGCGTGACGCTATTGTAGCCCAGCCCGATGTGCAGACCTTCTTTGCGGAGCTTCGTAACGCTGCCCGCAGCAAGAGAGATATCACCGGTGGTGAGCTGACCATCCCTGTTGTATTCCTCGACCTCATTGCCGAGAATATGTATCGCTACTCCAAACTGATGCGTCGGGTCCGCATCCGCAATGTCAATGGCGAAGCCCGTCAGACCATTGCCGGTACTGTCCCCGAGGCCGTTTGGACTGAAATGTGCGGTGCCATCAATGAGCTGACCTTCAGCTTTAACCAGATCACTCTTGACGGCTTCAAGGTTGCCGGTTATGTTCCTGTTTGTAATTCCCTGCTGGAGGATAACGATGTAAACCTCGCCTCCTGGATCGTCGAGATGCTGTCCGAGGCTATCGGCCTTGCCAAGGATAAGGCCATCCTGTACGGCAAGGGCGCTGGTCAGAAGATGCCTCTCGGTATTGTGACGCGTCTGGCGCAGGAGAGCAAACCCAGCGATTACCCGGCCAATGCTCCTGCTTGGGTTGACCTGCACACCTCCAACATCATCACCATTCCCACCGCTTCCACCGGCGAGGCTTTCTGGGCTGCGCTGGCTGTTGCTGCTGGTAACACCTTCACCCGCTATTCCCGCGGCGAGCGCTTCTGGGCTATGAATAGCAAGACCCTGGCTACTCTGCAGTCCAAGGCAATCCTTGCTACCGCTTTGGGCCGGTATGTCACCTTTGACGGTATGACCATGCCCATCATCGGCGGTGATGTGGAAATCCTCGAATTTATCCCCGATGGCGACATCGTTGGCGGCTATGGCGACCTGTACCTGTGGGCGCAGCGCTCCGGCATGACCATCGAAGCATCCCGCGAGGTTCAGTTCATTCAGGACAACACCGTATTCCGCGGCAAAGAGCGTGCTGACGGTATGCCCGTTATCCCCGGCGCTTTTGTGGCGATCAACATTAACGGCGCTTCCGTAACCACCTCCATGACCTTTGCGGCTGATACCGCCAACAACGCAAAGCTGTCTGCTCTGACCGTTGGAAACCTGTCCCTCAGCCCTGCTTTTGATGGCGATGTGCTGAGCTACACCGCTACCGCTTCCGCTGCGACTGCTGCCGTAAACGCCACCACCGAGGTCGCAGGCGCACAGGTTGCTATCGCCTACAACAACGCCAATGTGAAAAACGGCGGCACTGTTACTTGGCTGGCTGATGGCACTGCCCATCCTCTGACCGTAACCGTGAAGAACGGCAACGAGACCGTAGTCTATACCGTCAATGTAACCAAGGCTTCCTAAGGGGGGTTAAAGCATGACAGACGCTGACATCCTTGTGATCTTGAAAGTCGATTTGCAGCTGTCCACCGCAGCGCTGGACAACTATCTCTTGGCGCTGATCGCGTCTGCCAAAGAGTACATTGCCACCGAGGGCATCGTGCTCTCCACCAGTACGGGTGATGCCGTACTGGTGGAGATGTACGCCGCTTACCTCTACCGGCAGCGCAGAGAGAAAGTAGTGGCAATGCCGCGTATGCTGCGCTGGGCACTCAACAACCGACTGTTTGAGCAAAAGGTGGGTGGTTGATTTGGATGATCTCATTACATTAATCTCCCAAACCTTTGAGCAGAACGATATCGGGGTACAGATTGCCACAGAAACCACAACACAGGTCTGGGCGCGGCTGCAGTCCGCTACACGGGCGGAGTTCTATTCCGCCGGTCAAAACGGCTTGCAGCCGTCCCTTGTGGCGGTTACTCCTATCGCCAACTATGCTGGGCAGAAATTAGCCGAGTGGCGCGGCACACGCTATTCCATTTATCGCACCTATTTTGCAACAGGCAGCGATGAAATAGAGCTGTACCTAGAGGAAAAGGTGGGCAACGATGTCGAAAACGGTTAGACCGGATGAGTTGACAACGGCAATCCTGTCCGAACTGAAAAACTATGACCAGGCCGTTACGAATGGCGTAAAAAAAGAGGTTCGGCAGGTGGCAAAGGAATGCCGCCAAGACATTGTGACCGGCAGCCCGGTACAGACCGGCGATTATAAGGCCGGTTGGCGTGACAAGGTCGCATATGAGAGCTACAGCGATATCCGTATGCGAATTTTCAACAAAACGGATTACCAGCTCACGCACTTGCTGGAACATGGTCACGCAGGCCCAGGCGGAACCGCAAAAGGCTCTGCCCGCCCATTCCCCCACATCGGCCCAGCGGAGCAAAAGGCAGAGCAGAAACTATTAACCCGTGTAAAGGTGGTGATTAAGAAAGGATGACACTGCAAGAGGTCAATTCCCTGTTAAAACAGACGAGGATGCCCGTAGCTTACGGTTACTTCAATAAGCCGCAAAAGTTACCGTATATCCTCTATCGCGTCTCCTACTCTAATAATTTTTGCGCTGACAATGTGGTGTATCACCCCATCAACCATATACAGGTTGAGCTTTACACAAAAGATAAAGACCTAACAGCAGAGGGCAAAGTCGAACAGGCTTTGTCCTCTCTGTTTTGGCAAAAGTCCGAAAGTTACATTGAGGATCAACAATGTAACCAAGTAGTTTATGAAATCGAGGTGTAAAAATGGCTGATAAAGTTAAATTCGGTATCTCGAATGTCCATTACGCTATCCTCGACGGGGAAAATAACACCTATGGCACTCCCGTAGCCATCCCCGGCGCAGTTAGCATGTCTTTGGAGCCTTCCGGCGATACCACACCGTTTTATGCGGACAACATTCAGTATTTCGTAGCCGTGGCGAACAGCGGCTACACCGGCGATCTCGAAGTTGCCGTTTTCCCCGAAGCATTCCTCAAGGATGTTTTCGGGTACACTCTTGACACCACCAGCAAGGTGATGATCGAGAATGCAAATATTCAGCCCAAGTCCTTCGCCCTGCTGTTCCAAGAGGAGGGCGATGTGAACGGGACGAAGTTTGTTCTTTACAACTGCACCTGCACTCGGCCTACCCGTGAGCTGAACACCACGACCGAGAGCGTAGAGCCGCAGACGCAGACCGTCAGCATCACCGCTTCCCCGCTGGCAAACGGCAACTCCCTTGCCTACACTACGGCGGAGACCCCGGAGGCGACCGTGAACGGCTGGTACACCGCCGTATTCACTCCGACGACTGGAGGCTGAAATGAACAAAGTAATCGAGATCGACGGAAAAAGTGTAGGGTTGTGCGCTAATGCGCTGACCCCACGCATCTACCGCCATAAAGTGGGTCGGGACATTGTCCGTGACCTGCAAAAGCTACAAACGGCAGCGACATCCGAGGACGGATCTTTTTCCGTAAGCGATCTTGAAATATTTGAGGATGTCGCCTTTATCATGGCTCGGCAATATGACGGGTCCATCCCGGACAATGTTGACGAGTGGCTGGAGCAGTTTGAGATGTTTTCCATCTATAAAGTGCTCCCTGCCATTTTGGAGCTTTGGAGCCTGAACAACAAGACTACCGCTGTTCCAAAAAAAAAATAAAACAAACCGTGCGTGAGCCTACCGGGTCAACCTTTATGCTCCGCTGCGCTGAACTCGGGTTATCCGATGAAGCGCTGGAGGACATGACCTGCGGAATGGTCTATGATTTGATGATCGAAAAGGCCAACGACGCAGAACAGTATGCTATAAAGGGCAGACCCGGCGGCTTGCGTGATTTCTTCGCAGGAGGTGGTAAGATTGGCTGAAAATGTTAAAGGCATCGTTGTTGAAATCGGCGGCGATACAAAGGGATTGTCGAAAGCGATCAGCTCGCTGAACAGCGAAATCCGTGGGACACAATCGGAGCTTAATAAAGTCAATCGCCTGCTGAAACTCGACCCGACCAATATTGACCTGCTCAAGCAAAAGGAGAAGTTGCTCGGGGATCAAATCAAAAATACAGAAAACAAGGTTGAAAGCCTCCGAAACGCCAAAAAGAAAGCGGATCAGGAAATGGCGGACGGCACGGAGATCAACCAAAAACAATACCGTGAGTTAGTCCGGGAACTGACCAGCGCCGAACTAAAGCTGAAAGACCTACAGGCCGAAGCGTCCAAGAGCCGTGCGGCACTCGCACAGGTTTCAGCGGTTACCGGCGAAATAGCAGAAAAGTCCGGGAACATTGCAAAGAAGTTTGCACCGGCATCTTTGGCCTTTGCAGGCGCAGGAGTGGCAGCCACAAAAGCGGCTGTAGAATTTGAAAGCGCCTTTGCTGGCGTTGAAAAAACAGTAGACGGCACTACAGAGCAGCTTGCGGCACTCCGGCAGGGCATATTGGACATGGCAGAAGAAATTCCTGCGTCCACTACGGAGATTTCGGCGGTTGCGGAAGCTGCTGGACAGTTGGGTATTGCCACCGATGATGTACTTGACTTTACCCGCGTTATGATCGACTTGGGTGAAGCAACCAACCTTTCCGCTGATGAAGCTGCCTCTGCACTTGCCAAATTTGCCAACATTACCGGAACGACCGCTGATGAATACTCCAAACTCGGCAGTACCATCGTTGACCTTGGCAATAACTTTGCCACAACAGAGCGCGATATTGTTGAGATGGCTACACGCCTTGCGTCTGCTGGTACAGTTGCCGGGTTGTCCGAACAGGATATCCTTGCATTGTCTACCGCAATGTCCTCGGTTGGCATCAACGCAGAGGCAGGCGGTACGGCAATGACCCAAACAATGACCGCAATAAGCAAGGCTGTGTCTGCTGGCGGTGATGATCTTGAGACATTCGCAAAGATCGCTGGTGTATCTGCTTCTGAATTCGCAGATATGTGGGGCAATGAACCGATAGACGCAATCAGTGCTTTCATCGGCGGGCTTGGGAAGATGAACGAAAATGGAGAGGACACAATCTCCGTATTGGATGAATTGGGGCTCTCCGGGATTCGCCAGTCAAATATGCTTCGTGCGTTAGCCCTTGCGTCCGATGTATTGGGCGATGCTGTTACAACCGCAAATACTGCATGGGACGAAAATATTGCCCTCTCCAACGAGGCAAGCAAAAGATACGCAACGACCGAAAGCCAGATGAAAATCCTCCGAAACGGGCTCAACAACTTGGCGATTTCCATCGGTGATATCCTGCTGCCGATTATCAATAAAATCGTCGCAGGGCTTCAAAATGCAATCGATTGGTTTTCAAACCTTGACGATGGTGTAAAGAAAACAATCCTTATTGTCGGCGGTCTTATTGCGGCGATTTCCCCGATTGCAGGTATTATTTCAGGAATTACCGGAGCCATCAGTTTTATAACTGGAACGGTTATCCCGGCGCTGATAACGGCCATAAATTTCATAATTGCAAATCCTATCGTGCTGCTCATAGCGGCCATTGTAGGACTTGTTGCGCTGATTGCAACAAAGGGCGACGAGATACAGGCCATCCTCCAGCGTGTGGATGATTTCTTGCAGGGCGTATTTACGACGGATTGGTCGGAATCGTTCGGAATATTGGGGGAAATCTTAAATTTCTTCTTCGCAACAGTAAAATCTATTTGGGATTCCATAAAGGCCGTTTTTGACGGTATTATCGATTTCATCCGTGGCGTATTCACGGGGGACTGGGAAAGAGCATGGACAGGTGTTCAGGAAATCTTTAAGGGCATCTTTACGGCCCTTGTGGCGATTGCAAAGGCTCCTCTTAATGGCATCATCGGCCTTATCAACATGGTTATTGACGCCATTAACTGGATGATAAACGGCCTTAACAGCATTCACTTTGATGTTCCGGATTGGGTGCCTGTGCTGGGTGGTAAATCGCTTGGCTTTAACATCCCGACCATTGGGAAGATCGCATACCTTGCGAAAGGCGGCATCTTATCCTCCGGAAGCGCCATTGTTGGCGAAGCTGGCCCAGAACTGCTTACCATGGCGGGTGGGCGTGCTCATGTTATGCCCCTCAACGGTGACGCAGGCCGTGGTGGAATTACCATCGAGATGAACAACACCTTTAATGGTTACGACAACGCTGCTGGTGAAGCTGCTGCCCGCAATTTGGTGCAGGCAGTAAACCGCGCACTCGGGAGGGCCTACTAATGAGAAAATTTAAGCTCCAAAACAATGTAGGCGCCGAGTGGGATTTGATGGATAAAACTTCGTACCTTAACGCGCCGGGCGGTTTGGGCTTTAGCAAAACCTATTCCGCCATTCAAGCGGGTAGTGCTTGGCTCGTTTCGGACGAATACCTCAATCAGTATTCTGTCACCGGCGAGATGATCTTCTTTAGCTATGCAAGGTATCAGGCGTTTATCTCATTCATCACCAAAGGGCCGCTGTTTCTCATGTACTCTCCACTTGATACTTGGTACAAGATCAAGTGCGATGTGCAGACTGCGGATAAATCCGAGTTTAAGTCGGGATATCTTGCTGTGCCAGTTACCTTCCTCTGCTTTGGTACTTGGCACGAAGCTATTGTTTCGTCCAAGGTTCAGCCATCCGGTGTAAACGGAAAAACATACAGCTACACCTATCCTTACGCTTATATCGAAACGATCTCCGGCTCTGCAAAGCTCAAAAACGGCGATCTTCCTTCTCCCTGCAAGCTGCAGATATTCGGGCCTATTGTAAACCCAGCGTGGGCGCTTACAAAGGCCGGTGTTCGTGTTGCGGTTGGTAAGGTAACAGCTACCATACCGGAAGGGCATAAGCTCGTTGTTGACGCCGATCCATCCACGATGGAAATTGCAGAATATACCCTCGAGGGGACATTTGTGCAAAACCTGTACCAGTCCAGCGACTTTTCAACCGGCCGGTTTATTTACGCTCCGCCGGGGGAAAGCACTTTGACCTTTTCCCACGATGGCACATCGGATATAACCGCATATGTGGAGGTGGAAAAACTTGCGTACTCTGTTTAAGTGTGAAGTGTTCGCTCGTGATTATACTTTCCGCAGCTTTGCGCCGATTGAAAGCCCGGAGATACAGTTTGACTACCTAACGGCGGAAAAAACCACTCTCCGGGCGGTTAAAATCGATGCAAAGAAAGGCGATTTTATCAGCGTGACCGACCAAAACGGCGTTGTAGCCTATCAGGGGATCGTGGATGATGTCGAAACCGACAAAACAGGCGTGACCATCTCTGCACAGCCATTGATGGCGCTGTTTGATGTTGATGTGCATTTTGACCGCACCACATCCTCCAAAATAGAGCAGTTTATCGCCGGTATCATAACGGACAATTTCATTTCCTCCCATGATGCATTACAAAACATCACCGGCATGACGGTGGAAACGACCTCCGAGACCACCGGAGCGCTGAACCTCAAGGATAACATCCACAGCTTTTACGAGATCATTACCAAATCCTTGACAGCTTACGGCATAGCCATAAACATGGCCTTTGACCCGCAGAATAAGGCTATTACCGTTACGGTTGGAAAGGTAAGTGAAAGCGCTGTCATCGAAGCAAGCCTACAAGCCATTGTGGATAAAAATATTATCATTGGCGACAGCTCCGGCCAACTGAACAAGGTGACCATCTACAACAAAGCGGATGAAACGCAGAATGTTACCTATTATCTGCACCCAAACGGAAAGGTTGACACCAACAATTCCGACCGGATTACGCCGGTATTCTTCGCAGCGCAGTTTTTGGAGACCGATGTGGACTTTGATACCGCAGCTTATCAAAAGGCATACGAAGCACTCACTCCGCAGCAGTATGACAACATGATTGAGCTGACTGCCCGCAACGACTGCGGCGTACTTGATACCTCTATGGCCATCGGCACAGAGGTGCTTGTCATTGACGGAGACAGCAGCTATAAATCCATCCTTACCGGCTATACCCGGTCACAGGACATAACGAAAATGACCTTTGGCGTTGTCCGCGCCGATTTGACCAAAATCCTAATCCTTGAAAGGAGGGCAAACGCATGATAACGCTACTCCAATATAACGCATCTATTGTTACCCCTACCGATGATGCTTACCTGTATAATCACATCATCAACGACAGTGGGATCTTTACCGGCGTGGAAGTGACCACACAGGGCGGAAACATCATCAATGTATCAGACGGCCGTGGAATTATCCTCGGCCGAAATTTTGTGGTAGAAGCGCAAACCATCAATGCGACGCTCCCAACCGGCGCTTCCGTCCCCGGCCGCCTTATCATTCAAATTGATATGGCAAACACCGATGCGCCCATTTCCTTCGTGACGCAGGCAGCCGATCCGCTTCCGGCGCTGGTGCAGGAGGACATCAATGCAAGCGGTACTGTGTACCAGCTGCCGATAGCCACTTACACCGCACAGCCCACAATGATCTCTGATCTGCAATATGTAGCGCACACCATCAGCCCCGGCACCGTTGCGAGCTTTAACGGCCGCACAGGAGCAGTGACACCGCAAACCGGAGACTATACCGGCAGCCAAATCAAAATCCCCGGCTACAAGCAGGCAACCTCCCGGCAGAATGTAACCACGACCGATACCGTAACACAGGCCATCGGTAAGATGGAGTATAAGATCAACCGGGCTGTTGTTATTAAGCAGCTTTCGCTTCCTGCGGCATCTTGGCTCGGCTCCGAAAGCCCATACAGCCAAACCGTAACCGGCCTTGGGACTACTGCCAATAGCAAGGTGGATATCCAGATCGACACCACTGCTTATAACACAATGGTTGATAGCGGTACTGGTGCTATCTATGTGGCAAACGACAACGGAACTATTACGGCCTATGCCTTGGGCGACAAGCCGACCGCCGATATTACCGTACAGGTTGCGATTTCGGAGGTGGTGACAGGGTGAGCCTCGTAGGAAGATACACAACCCCAACCCACATTTTTACCGTCCCTTTTGACACAGGTACAATCTCCATGATGGCCGTTATCTACAAGCAGGGCGGAAATGTTGTGCTTGTAAAAGACCTTGAGGATTGCACGCTGGGCGATAAAACTGTTTCCTGCACGCTGACGGAAGCAGAAACGGCGCTTTTTAAGCCAAACCCGCAGGTGCAAATTCAACTTCGTGTTGGTATTGGCAATGCCCGGCTTAACTCTAATATTCTCAATGTATCTGTAGCAGATGTCCTGAAAGACGGCCTTTTGGATGAGATCGCGGGCGGTGATACAAAATGATTTTTCAGACCACATTCCAGTCCTCTGAAAACCAATTCCAAACCGCTTTTGCATCTCCGACATCCACCTTTGCAATCACATTCGGCAGTGTGGTTGGCGTAGCGGCGGAGGTTTACAAGGGTGATTACACCGTCACCCCTGCTGTTACCGACCAACTGCTGTTGACAAAGGAAAAAATGTTGAAAGATAACATGACCTTTAAGGCCGTACCCAAACAAATCGTAGACAACCCCTCCGGGGGAAAGACTGTAACTATAGGAGGCTGAAAATGGCTGATACAAAGTACAATTCCAAAATAATCTTTTACGGCGAAACCCTGATGGACTTGACCGGCGATACGGTTGACGCTGCAAGCCTGCTTAAAGGCAAGACAGCACACGATAAGACCGGCGCTCCCATCACCGGCACCTGCCCGTATAATGCTGATACCTCTGACGCGACCGCTACAGCGGCAGAGATCCTCTTTAGTAAAACCGCCTATGTTGACGGCGCTAAAGTGACCGGTACCATGCCTAACAAGGGCGCTGTTTCCCTCTCCATCGTTGACAAATCCCCGGTAGCAATCCCTGCCGGTTATCACGATGGCTCCGGCTCTGCTGCCATCGACAGCACCGAAGCCGCAAAGATCATCGCCGGTAACATTAAATCCGGCGTTTCCATCCTCGGTGTAACCGGTGATTATGCCGGCGAACTTACCAAGGGGCAGAAAAAGACCGTTACCCCCGCAAAAGCACAGTTCAGCGTTCTCCCCGATGATGGCTATGACTTCCTCTCCGAGGTCGTTGTCAATGGAGTACCGATTGCTTATGCCGATAACCCCGCAGGAGGTCAGACCGTAACGATTGGAGCGTGATTTGAATGGCGGTAAACAAGGTGGAGTTCTACGGAAACACCCTTATTGATATTTCCGATACGACCGCCGAGGAAAGCGCTGTTGTGGCCGGTAAAGTCTTTTATAAGGCCAACGGCACAAGGGCAACAGGTACCGCCGACTACCAGCCGAAAATCACGACACAAACCGTTTCGCTTAGTTCCACTTGGAGCGGCAGCGGCCCGTATTATCAAACGATACTTACGGGCCAAGCCGCCGGGCTACAGGTGAACCTTAACCCCACCATTGACCAGCTGACAGCGCTTGCCGATGCTGGCGTTACTTCGATGGTAGCGGCGAACGAAAACGGCACTGTAAAGATATACGCAGCTGGGGCGGCTCCTGCGGCGATGAGCCTACAAATCACAAAGATTATGACTTATTAAGGAGGACAATAAAATGAGCGTAATTTATGGTAACCCAATTATTACCATCGGAGGGGGGGCGCTAAGCTAAATATAGACTATGGAGCAACCCCTCCCACTGACACCACCAAGCTCTGGGTACCATTGGCAACAAAGCCAAATGCTGTTGAGTGTAGTCCTGTTTTGAATTATGGTAGCGAATTAATTTCTACGACGCAGTATGCACTTCCGAATACAATGTCTGCTGGTTGTTCTGGAAATGGGGCAATCGGAAAATACATTTACATGATTGCTGGCAGAAAAGGTAATCAAGGTTCGTCATCTGGTGTGATTAGTCGTTTTAATACCGAAACAGGTGAAATAGAAGATGTTTATACTCTCGGCGATTGGCTTGCCGGTACATTTTGTGTAGTTGATAACAAAATATATTGTTTTGGTGGGACCCATAAAAAAGCATTTGTGTTTGATACGGTAAGCAATACACTAACGGATTTAGCCGGATTTCCCGACAACTATTATAATTACCCATGCTGTGTATATTATAAAGGGAATATATATATTTATGGTGGTTTTGAAAATAACTCAGCATATATATATCAATATATTCGCATTTATAATATTGCAAATAATTCATATTCACTATGGAATCCGGGAATTACTGGCTTATACGCATCAAGTGCTGTTGTTGTTGGAAGCAAGTTATACATAATTTGTGGTAGAACTTCTTCTACATCCAATTCTTCTTTAAGAATTTATGATTTGGATAGCCAAAAATACTTAAAGAGTGTAAGTTTGGCAAGCGCCGATTCCGCAACATATGGAATGTATGCTCCTTGCTGTGTATACGGGAAGTATATTTATATTCTGTGTACCAATACAACAAACGGAAGTTCTCCATTCAAAGTTGTCAAATACGACACGGAAACAGATACCGGCACCGTCGTCTCGACTGAATTTCCTGGTGTTACAAACTGTGCTTATTATGGCTTAGTTATAAACAAACTATGGGTGCTTGGTGGCGCTGCAGCTATCGACTTTGTTCCTACTGTTTCATCTGTAAGAACATTTACAATTCAAACAGAACTTGAAAAAAATCACTTATTTTTACAAGCCGATTTCGGTTTTGATAATCCATTTCCGATTATAAGCGATAAAAACACCAAAATTACAGCCTATCTTCGTCAAGCTTATCTTGGTGACAGCAACAACATAGCACAACCTACAAACGCATATCTGTATGATACAGCTTCAAACCAGTGGAAGTCGCTGTCTGGTGAAAGCTATGTAGCAGATATGCAGAACGCACTAAATATCTTAGGGGTGACTTAAATACTCACCCCGGAAAGGGTGATTTATGAGTATATTAGGTAATCCTATTACACTGGGTGGAGGAGGGAGTAAAGTCCCTGACTACACCTATACCGGCAATGCCGAATGGTACAACGAGGAAAAGACCATCTTGAAGCTGAAAACAAGCGGTGTGCTGACATTGAGCAAAGACTGTATTGCGGATGTGTTTTGCGTTGGCGGAGGTAGTGGTGGTAACGGTTCAAATTCAACTGTATACAACTACCAGTACCGGTCTGGAGGCGGTGGGGGTGGTGGTTACACTAAAACCCAGCGAGTTAGTTTTACAAAACAAACACAATACCAAGCAATCGTTGGAGCTGGAGGTGCTGGTGCAGCAAAGAATGCTTTTGGCGGCGAAGGCGGGACTACATCGGTAAATGGTGTATCTGCTGAAGGGGCGAAATCTGCAAACAGATATAGCGGTCAAACTAGTGGAGGTGGATATGGTGGCTCTGGTGGCGGTTCAGGCCATCCATCAAAAGAATATGCTCATGGCGGAGGCGACGGCGGTTCAGACGGTTCTAACGGCGGCGGTTACAATGTTGTCGGTGTTGGACAAGGAACTACTACAAGAGCGTTTGGAGAGCCAGATGGTGAGTTGTTCGCTGGTGGCGGTGGCGCCGGGGATGCGATGGGAACAAATAGTTCGATAAACTACAAACCTGGTATTGGTGGTTCTGGAGGAGGAGGCAATGGGGCTGACTCTGGTCAAAGAAATGCAAGAACTCCTGTATTAGCTGCTAGTGGCGTAGAAAACACAGGTGGTGGTGGAGGAGGCGGTAGTTATGGCTATGGAAGTAGCTATGATAACGGTGCTGCTGGTGGCTCCGGTGTAATCCTAATCCGTTTCGCATAAGGAGGTGTAACCATGTACGCATTGATTGAAAACTCAAAAGTAACCAACATCGTTTCCGCTGATAAGCGAGGAGCGGATAGCCTTATTTCCGCAGGGCTGAACCTTATACAAACAGATAAACCTGTTGCTATTGGTGATGATTACACTGACGGGAAATTTTATCGTGATGGTTCCGAAGTCCTTACACCACTTGAGGAAGCTCTTTTAGTACAAGCAGACATGCAAGAAGCATTAGAAATATTGGGGGTGACTTAATGGGTTATTACACAGAAAAAGCCAAAGAAGTAAAAGCAAAGCAGGATGCAGAGCTGGAACAGCTGAAAGCAGCTTTGCAAACCCTTGGCGTAGAAACCGAAGAAAAGGAGGAAACAGCCAATGCGGAATGACATCTTAGAGCAGGCGCAGGAGATTCGGACGAGCATTGACAGCGTGACCGGCACCATGGCAGATGCTGATGCAGCAAAGAACCCCATGTTGTTCCTACCATGGGAAGTTGGCACCAAGTATGCGGTGGGTGACCGCAGGCGGCACGATGGCAAGGTATACAAGTGCTTGCAGGCTCATACCTCACAGGCAGACTGGGAACCCCCGGCTGTTCCTGCCCTGTGGGTAGTCGTCAATGTCAGTTCTCCCGGCACGATTGATGACCCAATCCCAGCATCGAGGGGCATGGAATACGAGTACGGTAAGTATTACCTTGACCCGGAGGATGGGAAAACCTACCTCTGCAAGCGCTTGAATGAGACCGGAACCATCGTGCTGTATTACCTGCCGCATGAGCTTATAGGGCAGTATTTTGAGGAGGTAACCTAATGGATATTTTCCTCCCCAAAGATGTGCATGAAGAATTCGCCAGGCGCATGGAGGATGAAAACCGGCGGCAGAACCACCGGATTGACAACCTAGAAAACAGCGTGAAAGCCTTTGGCGAGATCGCCAACAGTGTAAACCGCTTGGCCACCAACATGGAGACCATGACAACCGAATTAAGCCGACAGGGCGAACGCCTTGAGACGCTGGAAAGAAAGCCGGGGGACAACTGGAACGCTGTCCTCCGGTCTATTTTAACCGGTATCGGCGCAGCTATTGCTGTTGCCGTTGTCGCTGTAATCGCTAATAACCTCGTAAAGTAAAGGAGAATGGAAATGAACGAATTTGTAACTTGGACTTCCCTTGGCACTTATGCTGGCGCTGTAATGATGGTCACAATCATTACCCAGTTCCTCAAGCAGACCCCTCTCAAGAACATCAACACCCAGCTGCTTGCTTACATCATCTCTGTGGCCATCCTCATCGGAGCCGAAGCCTTTAACGGCTCTGCTCTGACGGTACAGGGCGTGGTGCTGTGCCTGCTGAACGCTGTTATTGTCGCTTTGGCTGCTAATGGTACATATGACGCAGCCACCACCGGCATGGTGAAAAAGGTCAAAGAGGAGGAATTCCCTCTTGAGGAGGTGGTGAAAGATGCCTAAAGTGTATCTTTCCCCCGAACGCAGACCGGCGCCCCATGCTCCGTACTACGGCTTCCCTGGCGTGTACGAGCATGATGTGTGTGTAGAGATCGGCGCTTATTGCGCCGAGGCTCTCACCCGCTGCGGGTTTGATGTGATGGTCGCATCCCCAGACAAGACGATGCAGGAGCGAGTAGCCGAAAGCATCGCTTGGAAATCCAACCTCCATATGCCCATCCATACCAACGCCAGCACGGCCACCTTGAAAGAAGGGACTGCGCAGGGGCCGACTGTCCTGCGCTACGGCAGAGCCGGAGGCATCAGCGACCGGGCCTGTCAGATGGTCTACCGCAGACTGATGGAGATTTACCCCCGGAACACCCACCGAGGGGTCTATCAGAAGGACGAGTTTTACGAGATCGGCAGAACTCCCATGCTGTCGATCTATCCCGAAATCGCATTCCATGATAACGGGCAGGATGCTATTTGGATCGTGCAAAACAAAAAGCGCATTGCCGAGGCACTCTGCAAAGGTGTATGCGACTGGTTCGGCGTTACCTACAAAGAGGAAGAAAAACCGCAGACAGATTATGATAAGCTGGTCGCCGAGCTGGAAGAAATCAAAGAAAAATACAGAAACGAACACGCCAGCGCACAGGCGCTGCGTGGGAGAATTTTGGCAGCTATTGAGCAGTACGATACGGTGGCAAAATAACTCACTTTGCAACTCACTTTTGTTCCGAAAGTGAGTTTTTCATGCTTTTTTCAGCGGAATGAAAGTCGGAAAAACCGCTTGATTCCTACACTTTACGGCAATAACATAATTTTGCGTGTGGGTTCAAATCCCTCCATCTCCGCCAAAGAAAAACCCGCAGAAATGCGGGTTTTTCCTTTGTTCATGCGGGTTTTCAGCATTTTTAGCCTTTGCAAATATTGCTGTTTCTTGCGGTCTTTTTGCATATAGGCTACACAGAAACTACACAGTAAAATACCCCCTCCAGTTACGGAGGGGGTATCTCTTTACCACACCTTCTCTGACACTCCGAGTGCCTCGCACAAAAGGTGCTTTTGCTTTGTGCTTGCGCCTGGAACGGCCCCACCACAATATTTCTGCTTTCCATTCCCTGCGGAATGCCGGAAGGCAGCGCCGCCATCTCGGCCAGCACAGCAAAAGCTCCCCCGGCGCGGGAGAGCTTTTGGGCGAATCACGGATTACTTTTTGCGGGCGAGGACGGCCATGCCAAGAGCGGAAACAGCCATGAGAGCGACCGCGGCGGCGACCACATCATTGGCACCGGTGGTGGGGTTCTTCTCGGGCTCGGTCTTGGGGGTGTCCTCGGTGGGGCGGTCGATGATGATGACGGTAGATGCGTTCTCATCCTTGCCGTTACCAGTGGGGTCAAGGGTCAGCTTTTCATCGGTGGTCGTTTTCCACACCATAACATCGGTAAGCTTTACATCGGTACCGTTGGTGTTCTTGATGGTGGAGCCTTCCGGCAGAGCAGGCTGATCGGGGGGGAGTGTTGAAAACCCCCGCCGTATTTGCGCTCTTAGTGTTCTTTTCTACTACAAGGTCGAATGCCGCATTGGCACCGAAATACATACCAACATTCTTGGTGCTGGTATCGCCATTCTGTGCGGAAATATCGAAGCTGTTATTGGTAGCAGTAAGCTTTGTGGTAACCTTCCACTGAGAAATACGCTCAAACTTGACAGGACGGGTGCTGATAACCTTGTTGTTGGTGAAGGTAATGCTGGTGAGGGAGCGGAAGTCGCTTCCCTGACCCTCGTTATCGCCCTTGCTCCAGTTACCGTAGGCGGGTCTGATCCAAGTGGGGTTGGAATTGTTGGCCTTAGATGTATTGGTGTAATTGTTAAAAGTGCAGTTATTGAAAACCAAGCTCTGTGTAGCCATAGCACCAACGATAATGCCATCAAAGGTGCAGCCTTCAAAATCCACGCAGCCCAACTGACTCCAGGGGCCGGTGTAAAGCTGATAATCAATGCTGATAACATTCTTGAAGGTGGTGCCCTGGAAGGTTACATGGGTGTAGGCGGGAACAGCCAGCAATAAGCTGGTGCCGATATGATCAATATCCTCATAGCCGGTAACACCGCTGGTAATGGTGCCGCCAACAAAAACTATATTTTTACCGTTGGCGCCGTCATTTTTCTCGCCAAGGTAGCCATTAGAATTGTAGCCATTCAGCACGCTGCGGTTTTCAGTCTGTCCCGTGGTATCATCGCGCTTACCATTGCCGAGAACACCGTTAGTATCATAGCTATAATTGCCAACGGTGACATAGATAGTGCCGTTATTGGCTTTCTGGGCAGCGATGTATTCATCACGAGTCATAGCGCCAAGCTGCGCCAGCGTATAGGGGTTGGACTGGGAACCATCACCAGCAGCACCCTCTTCGGCCATAGCGGTGACCGGCAGCATAACGGCCAGCATAAGGACAGCCAGCAAAATGCTTAAAAACTTTTTCAT